GTTTGCGATCGCCATTTGTAATCCTTAAAATAACATACTGAAAAGTAGTGCTCTATTTTTACTTATTAATTCATCATTGGTAAAACTGGCATTGACTGTACCGTCTAATTCTCTACTTGGTCTGGTGTTTCTAAAACTTAAGCCTGTGGTTCCCACTCCTGGTGTAGATCCGTAAAGTATAGATGTGGTACCAATCTGTGTTACTGGGCTGCCATGATGTTCAAAACTCATGGCATATGAAATCACAACCTTGCCTGTACCGTTGGTTTCTAATCTTATGTTGGCATTGGTATTGTCTGCTTGGATTACCACTGCTTCTGCATTTTCTGCATTGGCATTTCCGCCAAAATTTGCTTCAATATCAGTTCCGACTTGATCTTCAGTAAAGATAGTTAATCCTCGCATTTCAAAATGGTCTGCGGTCATAGCTGCCACACGTTTGTTGTCAACAATAAAAGCAATTTGACTGTTTATTGGTTGAGCACTGTATGGTCCTATTGCAGGTGAAAACGCTGAACCCGGCAATGTATCATCTTTGTCAAAAACAATAACTCTGGTATTGTCTTTAGTAATTTGAAATGTGGGATTTGATTGAATGGCATCATCTACATAGCGTTTGTTTGGCACGTCATCATCGTCTAACACTCGTTGTTCGTAGTTTACAGTGCCTGTTACTTTTACCACTCCTGTACCAGCGCCAATTAGAATTAGGTCTCCGTCGTCGGTAGCAGCATCAGTGAGAATTTGTGACAGTTTTAATTTGCTGTCTGTGTAATTAAAACCATCATCAGGTGTGCCCTGTGCTATCTGCCAAGTTTCATTAGCTTCATCCCACAAAAAAGCAGTTGGAGCAACTTGGCTGGAATCGATGTTATAACCTCGATCTATCTGTACGCCAGAATAACCTAATGTAACACCTTGCCCAGTTTCACCATAGTTAAGGATAATGATGTTATCCTGCACATTTAAGTTTGTGGCTTCAACCGTGAGGGTTTCTCCTAATACAATAAGATTACCAGTGATTCGGACTTCGCCTACATTAGGACCGGTGTCCAGCAGAATAGTACTGCCTTCACCGGTTCTGATATTGTAATCACCGCTAGATTGTACTGTGCGTCCACTCAGTGCCATATAATATTCCTAGATTAAATTGCTGTTAGCACAATATAGTCTTTTGAGGAATCATTCTCTAGAAACCAAGTGTATCGATTGCCGCTGAAATCAGTAGCCACACGTTTGGTCAATTTAGCTATGCTAACTAAATTTGCATCAAGCATACCTGAAGTGGAGCCTCGAATACGCATTTCTCCGGCTGCGGCTGGTGTGCCTGTAACTAATGTATTAGTAAACAATGTTCCTGGGGTACCTATACGAGCCACAACATAAGTTCTAGACCCACGTTGTTTAATAAGGATACCGTCTACTTGGTTTGTTGAACCATCATAAAACTCGCAAGTAATACCAGTTGCGGCAGCCGCTGGGGTGTTGATAACATCTACACCGTTTACATCTTTCTTTAATGCACGTCCCATTTGTTTCTCCTAGTGATTTTTTAAATCATACGCGGCGGGTTCCGCATAAGTCCGATTTTACGGCTCTTACTTTATGATACTTTATTTATCCGCGACTCAGCATAGCCATCAGTTCTAATTTTTCAACTGTGCCTAGCACTTGATTGATAGCGTCAATTTCTTTCTGTGCTTTTTCTAGATAGCTGCGATTGTGTGTTTGTCTATGCATGACCATAATTTTACTGTGCTGTTGTATGTGTCTATCTATAATTTTTTCTATTTGATGTACATCGTGTGCAAACATAGGAAAGCGTTTGCGCCAAACTAAAAATTGATTTCTCAGTTGTGTAAAATCTTTATCGCTTTCTATTTGCATCAGATATTTAAGTCAAACAAAAAGGACCCGAAGGTCCTTTTTGAACTTTGTTGTAAAAGTCAGCGATTAAGCAAACTTAACATTACCGCTAGTGATAGCAACGTTTGCCAAATAATCAGCTGCGTTACCTAGAGATGATGCTGTGTTTGTCAATTCAACATAACCATAACGTGTCATGAATGATACGACTGGTTCGAATGTTGATGGATCTAGTACAACTCCACTGCTCATCAATGGAATGTATGGGCAATAGAATGCGGCTGCATCAGATTCTGAAGAACCCTTGTAACCAATTAGCACTGGAGCACTGTCAGCGGCATAACCGTTAACATAGATCTTCATAGCACTGTTCAATGTACCAACAAACTTGGTGTTTGTAGGAGCTTCGAATGTACCTTCTGTTGTACGAGCAAATGCGCTTGTAGTAGCAGACTGAAGAATTGTCAATGCAAATGGACTAACAACTGCAAAGTTACCTGCGCCACGACGTGTACGCTGTGCAATGATGTTGCTAGCACGGTTAATTTGAACAGCTAGAGCAGCGTGTTCATCACCAACGAATGTAGCAGTACCACTAACAGTAGCCTGGTCGTAGGTTAGTACGGCTGTGCCAGATAGTGTTGTCAAGCTACGTAGAACTTCTTGATCGATCTCAGCTGTGATCTCTTGTGCAAGAGCAGCCATGATTTCTGCTTCGATGTCAATGCCTTGTTGGGCTTGTGCATCTTGAGCAGCTTCAAACGTCCAGCGAGCTGATAACTTACGTGTCTTAGCTTCAACTGTTTGTTTCAAGATCTGAATGCTCATTCTGTTACCAGCTGCACCTTCTTTGGCTGCTGTTGCATCAGCTCTGCCATTTGTGTTACCAGAATATCCTTCTGCAACCTTAAATGGTGATAGAGCTTCTTCACCAGCACTTGCACTGTCACCAGTACTGCCTGTGTAGTTGTCTGCGTAACGAACACGTAGAGTGTGGATTTGACCCACTGGTCCAGTCATAGGCTGGACACCAACCAACTCGTTAGCGATAACTGTTGGCATTACACGTCTAATGACGGGTAGAATAACACGGTTAAGTGTTGCAATGTTGCCGGCGGATGTGGCTCCAGCAGTGGCACTCTCTGCCAAATACTTACGGGTATTTTCTAGAGTAGTTGCCATTACTGAACGCTTGTTGCCTTGAAGACCTTCTAAAAGAGCTTCTTTGGTTTCCGACCAGCGTGACTCGAGTAATTGTGACATTATAGTTCTCCTTAAACTTTTAGTCCCGCAAGCCTGCGGATGTCGATGATTTCAGCAGTTTTATCGTCGCTGCTGATTGATTGTGCCTGTTTGTTGCCTGTGATTTCTTTTGATTCTGTAAGTGATTTCTTGACTGGTACTCCACCATTCATTACTGATGGTAGATATTTGTCAAAAGCCACGTGTAGTCTGTCAGTTTGAATAGATTCAAGTAATTGTTTCATCACTTGTTTTTTATCACCACCAAGTGGATCAAGCAATTCGCTCATTGTTTCTTTGCGAGTGGCTGAATCTTTAGCAATGCGTAATTCTGTTTCACGACTTTCAACTAATTTCTGTGTATCTGCAACAATCTTTGCTGCTTCTTCAAGTTCTTGCTCTTTTACAGCAAATGCTTTTAGAAGTTTAGCGGTTTCTGATTTCTCATTAAGATGGCTGGCAGCATATTCGCTGGCAAAACTTTCAAAAATTCTGCGACCAAAATCATTTCTACGAGCAGCTTCAATGTCTTCACGCAATTGATGCATTTCAGAACGTAGTCCTTTAGAGACAGTTTCTTCAATGATCTTTGCAGAACGAGCAACAAAATCTTTCTTGATAGCTTCAAACTTAGCCTTGCTTTCGCGAACCAATTTTACTTTGGTTTCAGCTAAATCTTTCTTATCTGCGTGGAATTCTGCGATTTCTTTCGCTAGGGCATCCACAATAAAGGATTCTAATTGTGTTACATTGTGTGCTACACGTTGGCGGTCTTCATGCAATTCAGCCAGCTCTTTACGTAGATTGTTCATGACAAATGATTCCATTGCGGTAGAATCCTGTGTCATTTTTTCTGCATAACGTGCTCTGGCATCAATTAGTCCTTGACGGTCTTCGGCCAGCTCGCCTAGTTCCGCTTGTAGGCGGTCCGTTAGCATAGCTTCTACAGCTTCAACCATAGCAGACTTGTCGTGTTCGTACTTTTGTGCGAACTCTTCACGAAGTGTTGCGGTGACTTGGTCACGGTTTTCTTGAATTCTGCTTTGCCAAGCAGTTTCAATTTCCGATTTTATTTCTTCGGAAATCACATTGTTTTCAAACAATTGTTTTACGATGTCTAGCATGTGATTCTCCTACTGTTATTTGAGACCTCTGATGATTTTCACCAGATTCTCTGCTAGGTATTTCTGTGCCTTGGGGTCGCCTTGAACTTCTTTTGCCATTGTAAATGCCTTATATCCACCTGTTGTATTCATCAAGTGTTCGTATACTGGTGTAGGATAAGCTCCCGGGGCGCTAGGTTGTGCCACAATGTCTACAGTGATTATTTCAAATCCCTGCACGTTGCCACTGCCATCTACTTCGCCTGAGCCTCTGCTCGATACACCTAATTTCACTCCCGACTCCAACATGGTCTGTACTAGATTGCCCATTGGAGTGGGAATTATTTTTAGTTTTCCGTAGCCGTTAGGACCATCCATCCACATCTTGGTAATCATATGACTAACACGATCTAGATTGATTTTTAAATCCTGCGGGTGATCCAACTCTCCGCAAACAGAATATCCACCAGAGATCTGTTCGTTGAGCGTCTTGACAGCCTTGCCAATCTCTTGAGAAGAATAAACACGCTGATTCCGATTGCGGATATCGCCTTGAATGCAGATACCGTTCAGATGCAGCGATTTTTTATCGCCCTCGCCTTCGCTCTCCAAGACAATCTTTGCCTGGTCAAAACTCAATTGTTCACTGAGGGTAGTTTTCTCCTCTTC